TCATTACTTCTGTTGTAAACCCATAAGGTAAATACTACTATGACAATACAAACTATTAACTTGGGACAATATGCTAATGATGGTACTGGTGATGATCTACGTACCGCGTTTCAAAAAGTAAATGGAAATTTTAGTTACTTAAACAATAATGATGCAACTCTAGTAACTAACCTTGGTAGTGGTACTGGAATTTTTGCACAAAAAACAGGTCCAAATTTACAATTTAAATCACTAGTAGGTGGGGCTGGAATTGCCCTATCACATGATGGAACTACAATTACTATTGCTAATACAAGCAAAGTTGAAGACGATACAATGCCTAAATTAGGCGGTGATTTGGATTTAAACGGTCATAACATTGTAGGTTCAGGTGACATACAATGCACAGTTTGGGGTATTGATATTAGAACTATTGTTAGTAAAGGTAATGATTTAGATTTAGGATCATTTGTACAACCATCAGTTCTTGACTTAGACCAAGGCGCATACGTAGTTTAGGAGATAACATGGCATTTCAAATAAGAAGAGGTACAGAAGCACAACGTCAGGCACTAACTGGAATACAAACACCATTAGCTGGTGAGTTGTTATTTTCTACTGACAGTAAAAAACTGTACATTGGAGACGGCACAACAACAGGTGGTGTCACCGTTGGTTATTTTGGTGCTATTACTGTTGGTTCAGATATAGTTACAGCAAGTGGTAATAATAATGGATTAACCCTAATTGCAGGAACAAACACATCAATCACTGCTAGTCCATCAGGACATTCAATAACAATTGGTGCAAACAACGGCAACGTTGTTATTAGTGGTAGTACTATTAGTACAGATGGCAATAATTTAGATTTAGTTTTAGATCCTCACGGTACTGGTAAAGTTAGTATTAATGGTGGGTTAGCAGTAACTAATGGCGCTATCACTGGTGACTTAACTGGTAACGTAACTGGCAACGTGAGCGGTAGTGCTGGAACAGCAACTACTGTTACTGGATCAACTCAATCAGCAATTACAAGCGTTGGTACACTAACTAGTTTAACAGTTAGTGGAGGCATTACTGGAACACTAAGTGGTAATGCTAGTTCAGCAACAACCGCTGGATCAGCAACAACTGTTACTGGTGCCGCACAATCAGCAATTACCAGTGTTGGAACATTAACAAGTTTAACAGTTAGTGACACTGGAAGAATTACATTTGGCCAAGGAACAAAGGCGGCACCAACATTTAATGCAATTAGTGGCGGTGCAAAAATAACATTATTCGATAATATTGGTGCTAATTCATCAACATATAGTTTAGGTGTTGAAAATAATGCCATGTGGTTTAGTACTGATAGTCTTACATCTAGTTTCAAATGGTACGGCGGCGTTACTCCACAAATGGAGTTAACTAACAGCACATTAAAAATTAGAAGAATTGAGCCAACAACTGGTTTTGGTAATATTACACTAGTTCCAGCTTCTGGAAACTATGTTGATATACAGGGAAATTTAAACGTTACTAATATCCTTGTTGCAGAAAGACCTGGCGTAAATGAATCCAGTGCTGTACTACTTGCAACAGTTACTCCAAAAAATATACATTTGAATTTAAATCAAGTATACAACACAGCAACAGCTGACCCGTTAGGCGGATTTACAATGAGTAGAGCTAGAGGAACTCCACTAAGCCCTCAAGTTGTACAAGTTGGTGATATTATTCATAATCAAGTTTTTGCCGCTTATAGCGGTCCTGGAAACGGTACTTATGCTAATGGTTATGAAGATGCTTGTTATATCAGTGCCTATGTTGATGCATTACCGCAAGCTCCAAGCACTGGTTATGCAGGAAGATTAGAATTTTGGGCTAGGTCACCTGATGATACTGGTGGATCTAGACTTACTATTAAATCGACCAAAGTAGAGGCAACTGTTCCTTTTAAAGTCGTTTCATTTGCAAATTCTACAGCTAGAGATGCATATTTTACAAGCCCATCACCAAGTCCAGAATCTGGAATGATTGTGTTTATTACAGCTACAGGTAAATTCCAAGGTTATAACGGCGCAAGTTGGGACAACTTGAATTAACCTATAAGTCCTTGATAAATATCATATCAAGGACTTATTATGCTTAATGTTTGGACACAACTTTCAGGTTATAGCTTTGGTACTCTAGAGCCTAGTACCAGCATAAACTTACCCCTTCCAGTTACTAATGACTCTGGTGTGTCTTACCAAGTAATTTCAGGGCATCTTCCAGACGGGTTACGCATAGTTGGCAACACTATTGTTGGAACACCTTTTGAAGTCCCACGTACAACTACATTTCTATTTTGTATTAGAGCTAGTTTAAACGGTTCTATATCTGATAGAAGTTTTAAAATTACAGTAAATCAACCTTATACACCTATTTTTACAACCCCTGCTGGTTTGTTGCCAGTTGGTACAGACAACGCATACTTTACATTAGATTCAAGTTTTATTAATTTTCAACTTCAAGCTGTAGACAGCGCAGTATCTGCTGGCAGAACTTTAAGATACTTTATATCTAGCGGTAACGGCACCTTGCCTCCTGGACTAACTTTAACTAGTGATGGACTTATCACCGGGTATGTTCAACCTGCATTTGCCATCACTTCAGATTCAGGAGACGGTGCTTACGATGATGGTTTATATGATAGTGTAGCATTTGACTTTGGTGTTAGGTCTGACAACGGCTACGACAGTTTCTTCTTTGACGATGTGTTGTTTGACTACAGTTTACCTACAAATGCTCCAAAAAAATTAGATAGAAATTATGAATTCACAGTTACAGTCAGTGATGGTGATGCTACTGATAATAGAACATTTAGAATTTATGTAGTTGCCGATACTACAATGAGGGCAGATAATACAATGCGTCATTTGGGTGACGGTGTTATTACTTCTGACAACACTTACTTAAGAGCACCTATTTGGATTACTCCACCTAATTTAGGTGTACATAGAGCCAACAATTATATCACACTTATATTAGACACTTATAATGCAGAAGATTTAGGACCAATTACATACAGTTTAGATACAACTAATCCCGATACCAGCCCAAGCGTATTGCCCGATGGATTGGCATTTGATATTGGTAACTCAGAAGTATTTGGCACGCTGCCATACCAGCCAGCAATAACTCGTGAATATAAATTTACAGTCACTGCTACTCGCTATGGTATAAAAGGTGACAGTGCAAGTAGTAAACGTACATTTACTATTACCACATTAGGCGAAGTTGAAAGCACAATGAACTGGGTATCCAGTTCGGATTTAGGTTTAGTAAGTGCTAACTATATTAGCAATTTAAAAATTGAAGCGACAACTACTGTTGAAGGTTCTGCTGTACTATATAGAGTAATATCAGGAAGATTGCCACCAGGTCTAACATTGCAATTAGATGGCGAAATTACTGGAAAAATTAATCAGTATGGAGATTTAACTAAACTTGGTATGACTACGTTTAGTGATGGACCATATGCAAATCAAACATTTGACGGTGGTACAACTAGCGTAGATAGATCGTTTAGTTTTGTAGCAAAGGCTGAAGATCAGTTTGGTTACAGTTTTATTACCAAGTTGTTTACAATTAAAGTTGATACGCCTAATGATAGATTATACAGTAACATTGTAGCAAGAACATTTATGGCTCAAGATAAACGAGCAATATTTGAAGACTTTATAAACGACAGTAATATCTTTACACCGTCAAGTATCTATAGACCAGCTGATACAAATTTTGGTCTACAAAAAGATTTAAAAATGTCCATATACAATGGCATTGAAACTAAAGTAGCCGCAGAGTATGTTAGTGCTATGGGATTAAATCACAAACGTAAGCGTTTTACTTTTGGTAGTGTTAAAAGTGCTAAGGCCAAAATCCCTGGTACAAATACTGTAGTCTACGAAGTCATCTACGTAGAAATGTTTGACCCATTAGAAAAGAACGGAAACTACTTACCACAAGTCGTTTCTGGAATGAGCTTAGATCCTACAACAATTACAGACGATTTTAGTAATGCTATTTGGAGAACTGAAGATACTCCAGAACCATACTTGCCAAGACCTTTTGATATTATTAGTATAGATCAAACTAACATACAAGTTGGGGATATTAACTATAATCATAGATATCCAAGTTCAATTAGTATTTGGAGAAATATACTTAAAAGTATGCCCGGGACTGGCAGTGAAAGAAACTACATGCCGTTGTGGATGCGTTCAATACAGGACAGTACTAAGCAAGAACTAGGGTTTGTACTAGCAGTACCAATTTGTTACTGCAAACCTGATACAAGTGCAGATATTTTAATAAACATCAAATACAGTGGATTTGATTTTAAAAACTTAGATTATACCGTGGATAGGTATATAATAGATTCAGTGACTGGATATAGCAACGATAAATATCTAGTATTTAAAAATGATAAGGTAACAATAACATGACCAGTGCAATAAACACATCAAATATTGACGGATCTTACCCAGTAGCTGGGCAAGACAATAATAGCCAGGGCTTCCGTGATAATTTTACAAATATTAAAGCAGGATTGACTGTTGCAAAAAGTGAAATTACTGGACTACAACTTAACACAGCTAAATTGAATGCCGATAACAATTTTAACGGAAATGCAGTATCAAATGCTGAATATAATAAATTTTATGGCTCTGTAAGAAATGCTGGATCAATCAACTCAAATACTGCTGTTGATTTATTAAATGGCCCGTTACAAATTTTTACATTCACCGATGACTTTGCGCTAAACTTTATAAACTGGCCGGATAGCGATTTGTACGCACAAGTTAGATTACATTTGAAGAGCGACACTGTAGCCGCTAGAACTGTTACATTTTCAACAGAGGCAGGCGGTAGTTTACACTACAGCGGTGCAGACGGTGGTATCTTTCCAAGCCCATTTACATTGAATATATCAGGTGTACACAAAGTAGTTGACGCATGGACTTATGACGGCGGCACTAATGTTTATATCAAATATGTTGGACAGTTTTCCTAATGATTAATCCATTTTTGGAAGATCTAAGCCATATTAAAGATTCTGAATTGGAGGATAAAATTCAGGATCTCAGTAAAAAATATTGGCTGACTAGCAATCCTGATGTTAAAATGCAAATAGCATCCTATATTGATATCCATAGAGAAGAGCTTAGAACAAGACAAGCCAAAGCTCTTAGTCAACAATTCCAAACTCGCAATAAAGATCTTGACAATTTAATTCAGATCAACTAAAATAGCTGTATGAAACATGACAAATACAGTAATCCTATCTTTGATCAAGATGATGTATTCAACTTAATATATCAAAATTATAAGTTTTCTGTTGACAATACTTTATTGGTTGAAAAGAGAACTGACGATATTAAACAGTTGGAGACGCAATTAGGGTTTAAGTTTTTAGAACCGTACGAAACACATTTTGAAATATCAGACTATGACAAGGCTTGCCAAAGTAATTGGAACATGCCAGAAGAATATAAACTATATGATATTGTAGATTGGTTGTATAGTCAATGTAAAACCTCAGAACAAAAAGATAGAGTTACAGAAGAGCTCAAAGCATTTGCTGAACGAGACATGATAATGTTGTTAAAATGGCTAAAGTATTTTGTTGATACTTGCCGTAAAAATAACATAGTTTGGGGTGTAGGACGTGGGTCAAGTGTATCCAGCTATGTCTTATATATTATTGGGGTTCATAAAATTGACCCGCTACAATATAATTTAGACTGGCAGGATTTCCTGAGATAAGTAATAGTATAATCCAAGGAGATTAATATGTCAATGAAAGAACAACAAAGAACCGTTTATCGTAGTGCTAACGGTAAAGAAGTAGATATGGACAAACTAAGACTTCAAAACGAAACAGCAATGGCTGTTGGCAATGCCAAAGTTAATGCTCGTGGTGACGAATTAGGACCAGGTGGTAAGATTATTCGTAAGCGTGAAGATGTACTTAAAGAGTACTTCAAAGGCAACAATACAGGTGAATAATGAGTGTAGTTAAAGGCAAACTTATCCCATTAAACGATAATGTCCTAGTATCGGACATGAGTTTTGAAGAACAACGTACTGCTACTGGAATTTATATTCCTAGTGACGATGGAAAAAGTGAAGGCATTAAACCCCGTTGGGGTAAAGTTTGGGCTATTGGGCCTAAACAACAAGATGTTAAACTTGGTGAATGGATTCTTATTGAACACGGACGCTGGACTCGAGGTGTTACTGTTCAAGACGAAAACGGTGACGAAACTGTAATCCGCCGTGTTGATACCAAATCTATTTTAGCATCAGCAGACGAAAAACCAGGTGGTGTGTATTTTGGAGATTACACAAAACCAGAACATGGTTCAGTGCATAATCCACAAGACTTTATCAACGTATAATTGATTTGAGTAACAGGGCAGTTGACATGCCCTGTTCTTACCTGTATAATATCATAATTAGTCTAAGGATAAAATTATGAAATGTAATACTTGTGGTGAAGCAATTACAGCAACTTGTGACTGGAATCAAGGTCGTTGTCCGCATAGACAACCTATGCTAACAGATTATCATTTTAGATATCTCAATCTTTGGAAAACAATTAAAGGATTATTTAAACGTGGAAGTTCAACCTAAAGACCCAAGCAAGAAACATTTTTATGTTAGTCTTGTAAAAAGCGGATTCCGTATTCTAGCAGGAGCTAACCTTATGGTAGGCAACTTCTTTGTATGCGGCTTACTAATTGTAGTAGCAGAAGTGTTAGGCATTGTAGAGGAAATAGTATGAAAGAATTATGGGTAGAAAAATATCGTCCTAAAACACTAAGCGGTTATGTTTTTAGAGATGAACACCAAAAGTATCAAATTGAAAACTGGGTAAAAGAAAAAACAATCCCACACTTGTTGCTTAGTGGTAATGCTGGTATTGGTAAAACAACTCTAGCAAAAATTTTGTTTAACGAACTAGAAGTTAATGATTTAGATATTTTAGAAATTAACGCTAGTCGTGAAAATAACGTTGATACAGTAAGAGCAAAGATTATTAACTTTGTACAAATGATCCCAGTTGGTGATTTTAAAATTGTATTGCTAGATGAGGCGGATTATTTAAGTCCTAACGCACAAGCGGCACTTCGCGGAGTTATGGAGGAATATCACGCAACTGCTAGATTTATTCTTACTTGTAACTATCCTAATCGTATTATTCCTGCGCTACACAGTCGTTGCCAAGGATTCCACGTTGAACGTGTTGATATTAATGAATTTACTGCTAGGGTCGCTACAATTCTTGTAGAAGAAGCTGTTGATTTTGACTTAGATACCTTAGACACATTCGTCAAAGCCACTTATCCAGATTTGCGTAAGTGTATTAATATGGCGCAAATGAACAGTATGGATGGTAAATTGCACAGTCCTGAAAAAGCAGACTCTGGAGAAGCTGATTATAGATTCCAAATGGTAGAACTATTTAAAGCTGGTAAAGTTAACGAAGCACGTAAACTTGTTTGTAGCCAAGCACGTCCAGAAGAGATGGAGGAGATCCATCGCTGGTTATATGATAATGTTGAATTATTTGGTGACGACTCTAAACAAGAAAAAGCCATTATGATTATTAAAAAAGGCTTAGTGGATCACGCATTAGTTA